CATTTTCAATCCTACAGTTTATAATGTCCGTGAGTGTAAATCCCTCACAAGATGTGGGATTAACCGCATCATATACAGGCTTAATAGTTCCCAAAGGAAGACCCGTTCCAAGCTTCTCTTGGAAGTCAGGACTGTTAACTAATTTGTATACACCTGTAGATGTTCCATCCGTCAAAAATGTTTGAGGTAGTATGTACTCAAAATTAATATCTACAGACGGCTGCTGTTGGTTTGGAGCGGGAGGACCCGGACTTGTGAATGATGCATGAGCAAGCGTGAACTCAAAAGAAATAACAGAGCCTTGTATTAAATTTATTCCTGACAAGTCCACAGTAAAACCACTGTCTTGAATAACCTGTAAAGGAAAGGAAGGGTCTAGTGAATACGCAAAATCACCTATAGAGCTAGGAACATTTAAGGAGCTTACCTCCTTTGATACTAATGAGGTAGTGTAAGAAATATCTACATCCTGACCGCTTAAATCTTTTATATCATAACCTTCAACATAGTTTCCATACATAAGCCTGTTCCCCATTATGGTCTGTGCCTGAGCAAACCTCGGCACATTATCAAATAGTCTTAACAGCTCTGAGTCAGGTAGAATAGTAAATATCTTATTACCACTAAAGTTGTAATCAAAATCAACATTATCAGCAATACCATCCCTTGACTTGTCAAATTTTTGAGCAACCTTTATTATGTTACTATTGGACTCTTTAAATAGTAAATCAAAACCCTTAACTAATGGACCCCCTGTATCCAAGGAAATTATAACATTATTAGAATCATTTTGCATTCCTTCATTTAAAAAAGAGGAGATGCTTACACTAAAAAATTGTGGAGCAAAAGCAGGCTTAGAGAATTGTGAGGTTGCTGAGTATTGGTTCCCCTCATACCTATACCTGTATGCAAAGCATAAAAACCTATCCTCTAAAAAATCTTCATTCCCCGGAATAGTGTTTAAACTTATTGTTGGCGACTCAATAGGCGGCTTCTTTATTACAAGAATCTCTTCATCTGTGAATTGGTCTACGCCTCCCGATGGGGTGGGGTAGTATTTTTTTATATCAATAACCCTTGGAGCATTGTAGTCGTCAGTAAAGAACAGTTGGTCCTCAACCATATCAATACCTGTAATTAAATATGTAGGGTTGAAGTTTAATGTGGTCTTTGATGTAGCCCCATTACGTTCACTTACTACATGATATGTAAGCACATCAGTGTTTACATTTAACGAGACTATAAGGTCAAGCTTAGTTATAGCTCCTGCCGAGAAGTTGGGGTCGTGAACAAACCAATATACTGTCTCACGGGTTCCATCCTCATAAGCACCAATACACTTGGCGTTATTACTCAATGCGGTCCCATCAAACTCTAGTGTGGTTAGCCGTGTGTTTCCCTTTGAGTTCTCAACGGAGCCTATCTCTGAAGCCTCTGTTGAACCTAGTCGGACATTCAATGCGTCAACGTACTCCCCATTAGGCAGTAGCCTTTCGTCAACAGACTTGTTCATCTTGCCCGCTATAAAATGTCTCTTCATGTTAGCCATCTACTTAATCCATTTGTCCCGACCACGAAGGTTCATCAATAACCTTCCGGGGTGAATATTACTTATACGTATCTTAGCATTCCTAAGGTCTGCCGCTTTCTTCTTTCTTGCTCTGTTTACTAAATACTCCTGCGTACCATACTTTGCATTAAGAACAGCAAAGGTGATGTATGAATATATATACTCCTCAAACATCTTGTTAACCTGAACCAAGGTATCGTCTCCGCCCTCCATTCCATCAGAGACATACTCTAATATACACGACTCACCTGACATAGACGAGTCAAAGTTTATTACACCTGCGTGCTTGTCTATCTTGAATGTGGGGTTAGCGTTAGCCGTCTCTGTATTAAGACCGTAGAACGCCCCTATACCGTAATCAAAGAACCAATAGCCATCGTAGTTGTATCCCTCTAAGCCATTGAACTGACTAGCATTGTTTAGGTATATACTTCTCTGCGTGCCTGTTATCCTGTCGAAGTCTAGGTTTGAGTTCTCCTCCTTTAAGACATTTCCTGCCTCGTCAAATAACATACGGTAGTTATTGTCCTGTAGGTAGGATGTGGCACTGTTTACCTGAATGTTTTCAGTTAAAGGTCTTATCAGACCATCCTTATATAGAGACACCCTAACCCAATTCACGTAGTCAGGAGGCAAAACAAATCTCAAGCTATCAGAAACCTGTAGCTGTAGAACCTTTATCTCCTTGAACGCATCATAGTTTAGCTCCTGTATACCACGCTTCGCATGGAACAAGACCTTGTATCTCTCCTCGTTGTTTACCATAGAATGATTCCCTGAATACATCAGCATATAGTTGTTGATGATATCGTACAGGGAGATGTATTGGTATGAACCCCAATTGGCATCCTCAGGGTTATTACCCTCATTCTCGTAGTATTGGTATTGTGTTATATATGACATTATTTTTCTTGTTGGTCATTCATTGTTTCCTCAGCCTTTCCAAACTGCACGGCTGCCACCTCTCTTATTGACATACCCGCATACTGAAGAATCTTATTTACTAATCCCACTTGGTCATCAACCGCTAGCTCAAAGTCTTGGAAGTCAGCCTGTGACGAATCAAATATCGGCTCACCATTTGTGAGTGTGATGTATGTCCACTTCGGGTCCTTAGGGTATCTTATATACTGACACAGAACACCCTCTGTCAATGTAGATGGATGTGTTGTAAGTATGCTACCCTCCTGAGTGTATGCAGGGAATAGTCTGTTCGGTGCGGTCAGTGTTGAGTTGTTAAGCATCGTTATCTTTCCCTGAGTAACCTTCTCAAGCTCGTTCTGTTTAGGCTTGAATATTATATATGCCGCACCCAAGTTTACTAATCCATCAAATATTCCTGTAGACAGGTCTAGTGTTGTATTATTTACCACATTAGTTACAGTGGCGTATGTTGGTGCTGTCGGTAAAAGATTAAAAACAATATCACCTACCTGAACTCCTATGCTTTTAAATGTTGCATTAACATCTATAAGCTGCGTTGCGGATACGGTTGTTATTGTTCCCGTAGCTACTGTCGTCTCATAACCCAATACCTTATTAATAAGATAGTAGTCATCACCTGTATACAATTGAGCAGGCAGGAAAAAGGTATTGTTAGCATTGTGCGTAAGATATTTTGTCTCTGAAAAAAACTCTATAACCTCCTCATAGCTTCTCTTAATGTCTGCATACCCTGTACCCGACTGACGAGCATTCTCCTTCTGTATCTGATAGTTGTAGCTATAAAAATAGTCATCGAATATATCTAGCTGTGCCTGCTTTGCAAATAGATTGAAATCAGATGGAGAGATATATCCGTAATTGTTTTTATTAAGAATAGATAGAACGGTATTTCTAACTGAGTTTATCATCTTTTATTTTCTTTACACAAAGATAAGCAAAAAAAAAGAGGGCTCGTAAAAGCCCTCCGTTTCATAGCTTGGAGTTAAGTCTTTAAGCATTAAGGATGCTTGTTACTGCTTTTGGTAGAACAACCTCAAAGTAGGCTTTCTGCCAAGAAGTAGCAACAGCAGTTTGAATAGCACTTAAAATCTCTTCATAAACATCAGCACCAACCTGATTTGCAGTAATAACTGTAGTTGTAGTACCATCGAAGTAATCAATAGTTACATTTGCTGATGTAGCATTTGCTGTTCCAATAGCTTTGATTCCATTGATAGAAATTAGCTGACCTGTTACGGGAGCGTTTGTGACTTTTAAAAATTTTTCCATTTGTAAAAAGTATTAATGGGTTAATAATACCACAAAGATACATAAAAAAAAGGGACCCTATTAGAGTCCCTTCTTGTTTGAGTATGAATCAAACTTTCGTTATGAGGATTACAAATGTACAAATAATATGCCAACTATGCAAATCATAGTAGCTTCTCTAAGAATTTTAATGCATCAATACCCTCATCGCTTTGGAAGTAGCTGACAACCGTCATGTATGGGTCGTCACCAAACGGTACGTTAAGCATCTTCTTTTTATTTGTCGTGGTACTGAACCATACCTCCTTCTGATTCTTTCTAAATTGAAGTAGTCCTACCTCAAAAAATCTTCTCGATGTAGCCTGTAGCTTTAGCTCAGGGTCTCTTACTACGTCTAAGAAGTCCTCAGGGTAGTTACGAGCATACAGGAGAACATCTCTCTTCATCTCTGCTGTTGAAACCTTAGAGGTGTCTATACCAAAGATTACTGAAGCAATATTCTCAAGCTGTCCTAAACTTAATTGACGTGCCTCGATAAGTGCGTCAACCTCTAAGTTTAAAATCTCTACATCCTCAGATGCATCCTTCTCATCATTAACCTCCATGAATGACTTTCCATACATAGGGTGGTGGTGTAAGAACTGCTGTAATACTTGGTTTCTTTTTTCTACATGAAGAAATCCATCTTCAAATATAATAGGTTCTACAATGGCGTTGCCGTCCTGCTCATCCTCAAAGGGAGTCTTCTGATTGATAGCATATCGAAGAGGTCGGTTTATACCCTTGTCTTCATCAAACCATAGTAGTGGATATCTTTTTGTGTTGCGAGATGGTAACATAAATGTTAACGGTGCAACATCTCTTGTGAGCCGATAGCTCTTGCTTGTGTATTTTTCTTTTGTTTTCATTAGATATAATTAAATTTTAAAAAATAGGGAGTGCCCTAAGACACTCCCTGTATGGTGTCAACCTATTCTTACTCTTGGAATAAGAAGAAGTTGTTAGCTCCTAGAGTACATACCGCTCTCTCAGAAAGGAAGTTAACCTCCATTGCATCTAAGTCAGAAGTACGAGCCCCTCCTGCAGAACCTGTAATCCAAGTCTTGTATCGTCTGTCTTCAGTCTCTGAAGCTCTGTAACGTACATGAAGGAATGGACGCTTAGCGTTCTTTCCAAGGATTTGGTCATACACAGTAGTGGAACCTGCAGGTACTAATAGTCCGTTTACACGTCCTGAACCTGCTCCTGTTGGTAAACCACCTCTCATCGTTGGGTCGTTTAGGTATTTCCAATCAGACTTGTAGAAGTCATAACCTCTACGGAATCCTGTGAAACCTAAGTTAAGTGCCATCTCTTCGTCATTGTCAAACAATCCGTAAGATGTACCACCCGCTCCATAAGAGTTCTGAGCTGCTAACATATCGTCAATATCGAAACCGAACTGACGGTCTAAGAAGATTACATTCTCCTCGATAGAACCTTGCTTGTCAAGACGTGAGATGATAGCATCAAAGTCTGCCAAAGCTACAGGGTTTCCACCTGACCATACGTTACCTCTGTTCTCTACAGAATAGAAGATACCCTCTGAACCTTTGAAGTTTACTCCAATTGCACCTGAACCTGCCTCTGCAGGTACTGCCTCAATCATTGCTGTCTCAAGGTAGTCGTCAAAACGTAGACGAGTCTCGTGCTCAGACTTCAGGTACCATAGGTATCCGTTAGCCCCGTTCTCAGTTGTTACCTCAATCCATCCAATCTGTGCCATATCAGAACCTGATACAGAGTATTTATCTTTCAAGATGATTGGAGAGTTGTCAAGGATGATGTCGTCAGCCTCTAAAGACCCCTGCATTCCTACTGTTCCTTTTCTAAACTCAGAACCGTAGATGAATACTGATACATCAGCATTACCTACTGCTGAACCTGCCGTAACAAGACCGCCTGCCTCATAGAAGGCTACGGTAAAGGTGTTCGCTGTTGGGACCGCTGTTACGATACCCTTATTACTTCCACTTCCGTTATTCTGAACAACCATAACCGTCTGTCCTACTCGGATAGCGATAGATGGTGTACCTAAGGCTCCTGCTGTTGAACCTGCAGGTGTTAGGTTGTCATTCACTTGGAACGTAGCGTTATCAGCATTTACCGATGCCGCTGTTCCTACGTCTGTGTACTTCGTGTGTAATCTTCCCTGCTCTGCCCATTTGATAAGGTCT